GTGAGATAGTGGACAGCCATAATAAACCCTTCTTTCTAACAGATATAACAGCCTGGACAGCCATGGACAGAATGGACAGCCATGGACAGCCAGGACAGTTATGTTAATCTTTGATTGTGGACAGTATAGCATAGGGATAATTAAAAATCAAGAAAAATTTTATAGAAATTTTTTCATATAAAGGTTGACTTTTAGACCGTAAAAATGTATAATAATAATGTAAGTTGAATATCTTACATAACAACACTACTCAATTTAATATTTTAGGAGGTTATTTATTATGAAAGTAACAATCCCGTACCACATTATCAAGAGTTACCGAGATGGTAATGTACTGGACAATACCGTTATAGGTCGTTACGATTTGCAGGAACTCAAGGAAAAGTTTGGAAAGATTCTTGAGAATAAGAAGCTCACCAAGTCAATTGATTTTACGATTGATTTCTTCACTGAAACCGCAATCGAGAAAATCACTTCAGAGATTAACGCTGACACAATCAAGGAGGAGAATTAATTATGGACTTCAAGACACTTAACAAAACTAATCAGTTTACCTACACTATGCCAGAGGGTGCAGAGTTCAAGAACTTAAAGGAACTCAATCCCAACTACATTTACATCCTTGTTACCGCTCACATGAACACCAAGGGCAAGTTTGGCACATACCCAATTGGCGGTGTTGTTTGTGAAAACACTGGTGAAGTAAACTGGGTATCTTTCCCATCCCATCTCAATGACGTTTTCAACGCCATTATCAGCAACGAGGATTTTGTCGCTGGTGTCAATGATGACAAGTGTAAATTCAGAGTAAAGAGCTTTCATAGCAAGAAGTATAATAGAACTGGTTTCGGAATCGAGTTCCTTTAATGCTGAGGTGTGGGGTGTGTGAAATACACACCCTTTTTATCGTATGTGAGGTGAATATAATATGGGAAAAATAAAAGCTACAATCAAGATGGCTATTAAAGCCACGAGCAGAGTCAGAGGCAGGAACTTGCTAAAGGCTAAGAAAATGCTTCATGAAGCTAAGAAACAAAAGCTGTATAGCAAGTTGAAAGTTCTCTATGCTGACGCTAAGAAAAACATAAGGGATTTGCAGAGGCATAATCTAGGTGATACGCCAGCCATACAAAAGCTGGAGGAGAACGGTAAAATCAAGTTTTCTGTCAAGGGAAAAACATACAATGAGTTACAATCCGATTATTTCAGATTGAAGAGGTTTGCAGAATCCGAGACTTCGACAGTTAAGGGTGCTACTAATGTCCTTGAGAATATCGCCAGGAACACCAATATACAATATGATGATTTAAACGACCTAATCAGCAAATCAAGAGTGTTCTTTGACATAGCTAGTAAAGTTGAGCAAATCCTTGAGGCACAGAGCCAGCTGGCTTTTACAATGGGCTATCAAACGATTTGGACAGCGGTAAATAATATGGTTGAAAGAAAAAAGATAAACTTGCGAGATATACACAACATTGAAGAATCTGCAAAAATTGTTTATGACAGTTTGATAAATGAGTATTTGCAAGAGGAGATGGAAGAAAGCATTTTATCTGAATTTTTCGATTAAGAATTGCAGGTGATAGATATGACACATTACACTAAATTAGAATTAATAAATTACCTAAAAACTTTAAAAGCCTCTATCACATATAAGAAGGAACAGGGCGTTAAAATTGCATATTATGAACTCGTAGCCTCTTTTGACATTGAGACAAGTTCGACCGAAATTGGGGGGGATAAGTTCGCTTTTATGTATGAGTGGACTTTTGGCATTGAGGATTTCATTTGCTACGGTCGTAATTGGTCTGAATTCACTGAGTTATGTGAGACAATACAGCAATTTTTTAACACTAATCCTTCAACGAGATTAGTTATATATGTACACAATTTATCTTATGAATTCCAGTTCATGTATAAGTTATTTGATTGGAACTCGGTATTTGCTTCGGATATACGCAAGCCAATCAAGACTTTAAACTCATTAGGTTTAGAGTTTAGATGTAGTTACATTCTGAGCGGTTTAAACCTTGCACTGACAGCCAAGAATCTGACTACATACAAGATTGATAAAATGGTAGGAGACCTGGACTACTCAAAATTGAGGACACCCCTAACGCCATTATCTGACAAGGAATTGCGTTATTGTGAGTACGATGTAAAAATCGTTATCTGTTACATCCGTGAGCAGATAGACGAATACAAGAGCATAACAAAAATCCCTCTAACCAATACTGGCAGGGTTCGCCAGTACGTTAGGAATAATTGCTTGTATAGTAGCAACGACCACAAGCGAACTAATAGAAGCAAGTTCCACAATTACCGTGACTTAATGGAAAACTTGACTTTGACAGCCAAGACTTACAAATTATGTAAGCTGGTATTCCAGGGTGGTTTCACTCATGCCAATTATGATAAGGTTGGTGAAGTGTGGGAAAATGTTCATTCAATCGACTTCACCTCATCATATCCAGCGGTAATGTTATCTGAAAAATATCCCATGTCAACGCCTAAAGAAATTACCGATGTATCAAGGGAATCCATGGAAGCACGGTTCAAGAAGAAAAATTTCTGTTATATGTTTTTCGCAAGGTTCACCAACATTACATCTAAAAGGACGGAATGTTACTTGAGTGAATCAAAGTGCTTTGAGAAAGTTAAACCAGTCACAAACAATGGTCGAATTTTCTCAGCGGAATCCCTGCTGACAGCCATAACTAATGTGGATTATGAAATAATCAAGGCTTGCTATGATTTCGATGATGTGGAATTCTCTAATGTATATGAGATGTATTGCGAGTATCTGCCAAAGCCAATAATCACTTCCATACTTGACTTGTATGAAAAGAAAACAACGCTAAAAGGTGTTGCAGGTATGGAAAGCGAATATCTCAAGTCTAAGGGTATGTTGAATTCCGTGTATGGCATGAGTGTGACGGATATAGTGCAAGAAGAACATACTTTAGAGGATAATGTATGGATAACTAAGGAATCCGACACTAACGAAAAAATCATGGAATACAACACCAGCAAAAATAGATTCCTTTTCTATCCCTGGGGGATATTTGTAACAGCATACGCAAGACGGAATTTATGGAGTGGTATTCTTGCTATTGGAGACGACTACATATATTCCGACACAGATTCCATAAAGTTCCTTAATTATGAGGCACACAAGGAATACATCGAGCACTATAATAACTACATTACTTTCAAGCTGAAAGAAATGTGTGATTATTACAAGATACCCTACACCGCCATATCCCCAAAGACAAATAAGGGTGTATCAAAGCCATTAGGTGTTTGGGATTATGAAGGCGAATATAAATATTTTAAAACGCTGGGTGCTAAGCGTTATATGTACTATGATGATGACCTGCATATAACAATTGCAGGTTTATCAAAGTCGCAAGGCGTTGACTACATCAAATCCCAGTGCAAGAGCGTTAAGGAAATGTTCGATTTCTTTAACACAAATATGTCTATTCCAGCAGAGGGAACAGGCAAGAAAACTCACACTTACATTGATGAGTGTAAAGAATATGAAATCACCGACTACTTAGGCAACACAAGTGTAATTAAATCTGAATCTGCTATACACCTGTCTGATTGTGAATTTACACTGTCACTTTCCAATGAATACACTAGATTTTTGTCATTGTTTGTAGAAGGTTATGTATTAGGGGGGACTACTTATGTCTAAGAAAAGAAAAACAGTTATTCACGAAACACCAAAATATTATTCCCTTGACAGAATCCTGTCTAAAGAGGCTTGTTATAACATTATATTCGGTGAGCGGTCTAACGGTAAAACATATTCCGTCTTGAAGTATGCAATAAAGCACTACTTTGAAACAAAAGGACAGTTCGCCATTGTTAGGAGGTGGAAAGAGGATATTACTGGTCGCCGTGCCAGTGATATTTTCACTTCCATAAATCAAGATGGTGTTGTAGAGAAATTCTCCAAGGGAAAATTCACTGGAATACATTATTGTGCAGGCAAGTTTTATGCTTGCATTTATGACGAGGATGGAAAACCAGTATACAACGATACCAACATTATCGGGTATTGCTTTTCCCTGTCAGATACGGAACACAACAAGTCAATATCTTATCCAATGATTGAAACGATATTCTTTGACGAGTTCCTTACAAATAAACTGTACCTGGCTGATGAATTCGTGTTGTTCATGAACACTATCAGCACGATTGTAAGGCAGAGGGATAACGTTAAGATATTCATGTGTGGCAACACGGTAAACAAATACTGTCCATACTTTAAAGAGTTTGGATTGACACACATACTAAAGATGAACCAAGGGGATATAGACGTATACCGCTATGGAGATTCAAGGCTTGTTGTTGCCGTGGAGTATTGTTCCAGTATGAATTCCGACAAAAAATCCAATTTCTATTTTGCTTTCGACAACCCTAAATTGCAGATGATAACACAGGGTAGCTGGGAACTGGATATTTACCCACACTTACCATGCAAGTATACCCCAAAACAAGTACTGTTTGAGTTCGTCATTAGCTTTGAAGGAATCAATTATCTTTCCGAGGTTATAGACCTGGGGAACGGTGATATTATACTGTATGTGCATGAGAAAACAACGCCAATAAAAGAGAAAACAATTGTTTTTTCTCTTGCCGACAACCCTTCAATGTGGTATAATAAGAGTATAGCAAGCCCTAATTTCAAAGCTGGTAGCAAGATTCTTTGGTTGATAAAGCACCACAAAATTTTCTATCAAAACAACGATGTCGGAAATGCTATTCATAATTATTTCAAAGTGAGTGGAGTGTGATGTTATGGAGTTTCAAGAAGTATCAACTTTAATATCCAATGTCGGATTCCCAATTGCTATGTGCTTATTGCTATTGCGTAGAATGAGCACCCAGGATAAAATTTATCATGAAACAGAGGTGAAGCTACGGCAGGTTATTTCAGAGAACACCAAAGCAATCAACAAGTTGACACTGGACTTGCATACTAAGGAGGATTGATAACTATGTATGTAAAATCATTTAACCACTTAGACAAGGCTAAAAATATCAGTCTTGCGAATGAAATTACCTATAATAAAACAATGGCTATGTTTAAGTATCACAATTTACCCGATACTATCCCTTGCTATGAACTGGAAAACTTATTGCAGAAAAATGGGTTTGCCTGTGTAGCACAGGTGGAAGGCTCATTGTATGCTTTTGATGGTGGTTTGGGCGGTGAACCCGATGTGTATTACCGTCCTACAATCTGCACCGTAGCCAACCCAGCATTGAAGCTGACAAGGGATTTTGAGATTGATAAGGATTGTGTCATTGTGAAGAATGATTCCAACATGGTCGGTCTTTCCCACACAATCGCTAAATTTAATACCCTGCTGGCAGAGAATGAAATTACAATGCTCATAGCCTTGATAAACTCAAGGATGAACATTATATTCAGCGGTGCAGATTCAGCGACAAAGGCTTCTGCTGAGCAATATCTCAACATGATTGTTCAAGGCAAGTTAGGTGTTATTTCCGATAATGCTTTCCTGGAATCCTTGAAAATTCAGATAGGAAGCACCACCAGGAACAATGTGTTTGAGGATTTGATTAGACTGAATCAGTATTTGAAAGCTGGGCTGAACAATGCTATCGGTCTTAACTCCAATTCAGCGATGAAAAAGGAAAGACTAATCACCGCTGAGATTGATGTGAACAACACCGCCTTATATCCACTGATTGATGATATGCTGGAGTGCAGGCGAACCGCCGTTGAGAAAATCAATACCATGTTTGAAACTGATATATCCGTTGAACTGAATTCAAGCTGGGACTATCGGGATTTAAACGGTATGTCGATTCATAACACGGAATCCGAGATTTCCATAGAGGATATTGCCGACAATGGGGAAAATGAAAACAATGGAGTTGATATGAACAATGAAAACAATACTGACAATGACAACAATCCTAGCAATCTTGACAATGTGGACAATCCTAGCAACCTTGACAATAATGACAATGAGACTGATGTTCGCAACCAGGACAATGCTAGTAATGAGGTTAATGAGGTCGATTCTGACACACTTAATGACGATAGTGAGGGGGAATAAAAATGTTGTACGGCGTTGATATTTCACAGCACAACGGAATTGTGGATTTTGAAGAACTGAAAAACAACGGTGTCCAGTTCGTCATTGTTCGTAGTTCCTATGGATGTAATGAAGATGACAATTTTCTCGATAACGTATGTGACGCAAATGAAGCTGGGTTGCTGGTGGGTGCATATCATTATAGCTATGCACTCACAGCGGAAAGAGCCTTGGAGGAGGCAAAATTCCTGTGCAATCTGATTGAAACTACTGGGGTATTCCTGGGATTGCCTATTTTCCTTGATATGGAGGACGCTGACGGCTACAAGGCAAGCAGGGGAATCACAGTCAATCGTATCAACGATATTTGCAAGACTTTCATTAGCCATGTTAAGCAAAAGTATGATTGCGGATTGTATGCAAGCTATGATTGGTTGACGAATATCATTGACTGGAAAAGCCTTGAATGTGCTGTATGGTCTGCTCAATGGAATTCCACTGATGATTTCAAGGGGTATATGTGGCAATACACTGACAGCCTTAATATCAATGGAAAAACCTTTGACGGTGATGTGATTTATATTAATTGAGGTGATGTGCTATGAATTTAAGTGAATTGCTTGGAGATTCCAACCTGTTTGAACTGATAAACAGGAACAATCAATTTCCATGGTTGACCGCTGAAAACTGTGCAACATTGAACACCCTGTTATTGGCTCGGTTCGGTGATTGCACAGTAGTGCAGAACATGGAAAGATTCCGTCCATCCCAGGTTGCAGATTTGATTTATCTGCTTTTCTGTGAGAACTGGAACACTCGGTATGACTATTATAGTCAGAACCTGTATAAAGACGGTGATGTGTTTGAAAAGGTGGAGAAAAATTCTTCAAAAACAGCCACATCCGCAAGCACCAGCACCAGCAACGAGACTGGTAAAAAGTCGTCTTATGATGATTCTGCACTGGTGGAGACTGATAACACATCTAATGAAGTAACAGGTAATTCCACTGGTAATGACACTTCTAGTGATACTACCATAAGAAACAAGAAGTCAGCAAATTACAATTTAAACTATAAAAATTACATAAAAGACTTGAATTCCTGTTCCTTTTATGATATAATATTACTAGATGTAAGAAATACATTATGTACTTTTGTTCTTGAATTGGAGGTTTGATAACATGGAAGTAAAACAGATTTACACACTTATGAATTCGGTCACTAATGAAGTCCTGGGCAAGTCTGATATTGTCAAAGAGGATTTGTCCAACGTTGTTGACGTAGGCACAGAGATTTTTGGTAGTTCCAGTGTGGATAACTACGTTAAGTCTTTGGTAAACCATATCGGTAAGGTTATTTTCGTAAACCGCCCTTATGCTGGCACTGCACCAAGCGTGCTGATGGATGGCTGGGAATTCGGTTCGGTACTGGAAAAGATTTCCTGCGACTTGCCAGTAGCTACTGAGAATGAAAGCTGGAACTTGACCGACAAGGTAGAATACAAGCAGGATATTTTTTATAAGCCTACTGTATCCGCTAAGTTCTTCAACAGCAGAACCACTTTCGAGGTGGCAATGTCCTTTACTGAAAAGCAGGTGAAGGAATCCTTTAGCAACGCCAACCAGCTTAATGGCTTCTTATCTATGTTGTACAACAGCGTTGAAAAGTCTATGACAATCAAGATTGATTCCTTGATTATGCGGACTATTAACAACATGATTGGCGAGACTGTTCTTGCAGATTATGATGCTGTGGTCGATGGGGATTATTCCAAGAAAACCGGCGTGAAGGCTGTGAACCTGCTGTATCTGTACAACCAGCGTTATGGCACTACTTTGACCGCTGACAAGGCAATCACTGATAAGGATTTTATCAGATTCGCAAGCTACACCATCAACATTTACAAAGATAGACTTTCCAAGATTTCTACACTGTTTAATGTTGGTGGTAAGGAAAGATTCACTTCTAGCGACTATCTGCACATTGTTCTGCTGTCTGACTTCATCGCCGGTTGCAACGCATTTTTGCAGAGCGACACATTCAACAAAGAACTCGTTGCACTGCCAAATGCTGAAAGCGTGCCTTATTGGCAGGGTAGTGGTACTGATTATTCCTTTGGGAAAGTATCTCAGATTCATGTAACTACTGCTGACAATCACGAGATAACTCTTGGTGGCGTTATTGGCGTTATGTTTGACCGTGATTCCCTGGGTGTCTGCAACACTGATAGGCGTGTAACTACTAACTACAATGCCAAGGCTGAGTTCTACAATAATTACTACAAGTTCGACGCTGGATTCTTCAACGACCTTAACGAGAATTTTGTAGTGTTCTTTGTGGCGTAATTTCTGGTGGAGGGGTAGCGTTTGCTATCCCTCTTTATTTTTATATAGGAGGTGTTACAATGGTCGTTAAATTTTTGCTTAACAAGAGCGAATACAATACCATCAACAAGGACACGGAACTCATTGTTGAAAAGACAATCACATTTAAAAATGACTGTGATTTTGTCAATCCGTATCTGCTGTTAAAACTCGACAACGTTTTGTTTTTGAGTAATTACGTTTACATTCCCGACTTCAAGCGTTATTACTTCATCACTGGAATTGAGATTCTGACTAAAACCCTTGTTGGTGTTTCTTTACACGTTGATGTGCTTGAAAGTTTTAAGGATAATATTTTGGCAGGTACTGTGCATATCACGGAATCCAGCAACGCTGATAACTATTATCCAAAGGAACTGGATAGCTTGACTAGCATAACAAGTCACAAATTCATCAGTAACAAGGAATTGGCTTTGAATCCTAGCAAGGTTTTGGCTACATTAGGGGGTGTATAATATGGCACTTACATATAACTTAACTAACCAACCTAATATTGATGTTGAGATATGGAGTATAGACACTTCAACACTTGAGGTTGTTGAATTACTCCACACAGTGCCAGGTGGCACAACATACGCTTACACAGTTCCCGATGGTATCAGAGTTAGAGAAAAAATCAAATGTCACACCAATTATTATTACCCTGCTAATACAGTGTTTGTATACCATTTTTTCAATCACACAACAAACCGTGAGGATAATAGAAAAAGTACATTATCCGAGGATTCCACTTATTTCTATGCAGGTAATATAAATCATGGTGGTTCATCTAACCTTGATATTGATTTCCCTACTTTACCTACTTACAATCCAACCACGGTAACTTACAATATTACTCAGAATCTTACACACTGCACATCAGATTATTCAGAAACCACTATTAATGAGGGTGAGCACACTATTACATTGACTGCAAGTGATAAGTATTTCTTTACTGAAAAGGGAACTATTTCAGTCAATGGAGTTACCAGCGATATAGAACCGAGTGGTGGTGCAACCCAGGTTATTACTTTCAATGCTACCGGTGATGTAGTTATTACCATGACAGCTATACAGAATATCTCATATAAAATTACTCAGAATTTAACTCACTGTACATCAAATTATAGAGACACTACTATTTCCCAGGGTGAGCACACTATTACATTGACCGCTAATGAAGGCTATATTTTCTCAAAGAATGGTAGCGTTATTGTTAGCTCCACATACAAGACAATAACAGCTAGTGGAACTACCACACAAGAAGTAACTTTCAACGCTACTGGTAATGTGTCAATTACCATGGAGGCTATGGAAGAAACACCGCCCGAACCACCTACACCAACAGTGTACACTATTACTCAGCATTTAACTAACTGTACATCAGATTATTCTGCTGATACTATTGAGGAAGGTTCACACACTATTACATTGACAGCTACTGCTGGTTATATATTCAACGAAACAGGCAGAATTACAATTGGTGCTAGTTTCACAGATATTACACCTAGTGGAACTAATACCCAGGTGATTCAGTTTAGGGCTACGGATAATGTTATTATCAGTATGAAAGCTAACAAGCAGGTTGAACAATTGTCTAGCTTCAACAGGCTGTATCATGTAACGGATTCTGAGTTAAGTGCCCTGTCCAAAGTTCGGTATTATACATCAGATAATACTAGGGGTGACTATGGTGAATACATAACCAATCTTTATGAGATTCCTTTTGATATTTCCAATATGTTCTCAGAATCTGCTAACATTGTCTTAGGTTGGTATACGACCAACATTCCTGCACAGCAGATTGATGGTTATAAATTGGAACTTGATTTAGGTAATATAAATTGCACTATGCCATACAACAATTCTTACGATTATTTGAACACCAAAGCAACGCTGTATATCCCATATTTTGAACCTATTGAGATTGATTCCAATAGCTGTATCAACAGGACTATCAGTATAAAACTGTTTGTTGACCTGTATAGTGGGTATGGTACGTTGAAGGTTGTAAACGACTTTGACGAGATTCTTGCTAATGCAACAAACATTGTTGTAAACAAGATTCCATTTGTGCAGGAAAAGAGCGGTATTTTGCTTAGGCAAGATGTTTTGAAATTTACGGATGTATTCACACCGTATATTGTGGTAACAAATCCAATCCCTTATATCAAGGATTCCAGCTTTGGTTATTCTGATAACACCAACAAGATTCTTAATACCTGCACTGGATTTGTAAGAGCGGATAATATTAAGTTTAATACTTTGGCTACATCATCAGAAATTTCTGAGATTGAATCCCTGTTAAATAAGGGTATCTACATTAGATAAATTTCACTTGATTTATCATCACTATTATGATATAATCACAATCAAAGATTAACATAACTGTCCTGGCTGTCCATGGCTGTCCATTCTGTCCATGGCTGTCCAGGCTGTTATATCTGTTAGAAAGAAGGGTTTATTATGGCTGTCCACTATCTCAC